CAGCTATTAATAATATTAGTGCGTTTTCATCAACAGTAGATGGAAATGTAGTAACAGTAACAGCCGCAGAAGCAGGTAATACAGTAAATGTAATTAATCAATTTACTACTTCAACAACAGCTTCAGTTGCTGTTTCTACAGAAGGAGCTGACGTATCAGGATATTCAGGTGTTCATTCAGACAGAGAATTTATTATATTAACTCAATCATCTGATTTAACCTACACAGGATTAGGTAAAACAGAAGGATATTCATATGCTTCAACTCCATTTATCAAATCAGATAAAGCAAGTAATAAAGAATTATTTAGATTCCATTCTATAGGACATGGAACAGCATGTAACACAGATTACAAAATTTCAATTGCTAATTTAAGAGAACCAAATGATATAGATGGTGAAGAACAATATTCAACATTCTCAGTATTAGTAAGAGCTTATGGGGACAAAGATAAGTCACCAACAATTTTAGAACAATATAACAACTGTAATTTAGATCCAGACTCACCACAATTTATTTCAAGAGTAATAGGTGATAGATATCCAGATTATAATGATACATTAGGTAAATTAGAAATTTTAGGAGATTATCCAAATGTTTCAAATTATATTAGAGTGTCAGTGTCAGATGCAGTAACAAATAAAGCACTTTCACCTAAATTATCTCCTAAAGGATTTAAAGCAGTGTCTAATCCAATACCATCTGGAATATTTGCAGTATCCGTTTCATTCCCATCAGCATCATATGAAGGTGCTCAAAATGTGGGTGGAAATTATAGTAGTAGAGGATTTTTAGGATGGAAATTTGATGATAAAAGAGCAGACAATAAAAACTTCTTAAAACCATTATATTCCTTTCCAGCTGAAGAAGCCAATGTATCAGGAGACTTTAACGTTGAAAATTATTCGGGACATGCAAATTCAGGATTATGGGTAGGATCATTAAGTGCATCAATTGACCCAACAGGAGCAAATGGACCAACAGCAGAACAACTTAAATTTACAGTTTGTTTCCAAGGTGGAGATGATGGTGTTGCACCACATCAACCAATATTTGTAGGAAACGAAAGCTCATTAGCTGCTACCTATACAGGTGGTACTAATTTATATGGATTTGATTTAAAAACAACATCAGCTGCTGGGTATAAAGGGTATAAAAAAGCAATTGACATTCTATCAAATCAAGATGAATACGATATTAATATGTTAGCATTACCAGGTGTAATTAAATCTTTACATCCATTAGTAACAAATGCTGGTATTGATATGTGTGAAGAAAGAGGAGATGCATTCTTTGTAATGGATTTAACCCCATATAATAGCTCAGTAAACGCAGCTATAAACGATGCAAGTGGTTTAGATACAAACTACGCTGCTGTATATTATCCATGGGTTAAAGTACTTGATACTGCCGCAAATAAGCCAGTATTAGTACCGCCATCAGTAATAGTTCCAGGAGCAATTGCTGCCTCAGATGCAATTGCAGCTGAATGGTTTGCACCTGCAGGTTTAAATAGAGGTGTGTTAGGAAACGTAATTGAAGCTAAAATGAGATTAAATCAAGCTGAAAGAGACCTTCTATACAATGCTAAAATTAACCCAATTGCAACATTCCCACAAACTGGAGTTTGTATTTGGGGTCAGAAAACACTTCAAGAAAGATCATCAGCATTAGACAGAATTAATGTTCGTAGATTGTTAATTGCACTTAAGAAATTTATTGCAAGTTCTTCAAGATACTTAGTATTTGAACAAAATACAAACGCAACACGAAATAGATTCTTAAATATAGTTAACCCATACTTAGAAGGTGTACAACAAAAACAAGGATTATTCTCATTCAGAGTACAAATGGATGAAAACAACAATACAGCAGATGTTGTAGATAGAAATCAATTAGTGGGTGCTATTTATTTACAACCAACCAAAACAGCTGAATTTATAGTTCTTGACTTTAATGTGTTACCTACTGGAGCAACTTTCGAATAAGAACTTAAAGATTATATATTTATAATAGAATAAAAACAACAAACGATGGCAATATTAGATACAAACGAAATCATGTTCACCGCATTTGAACCTAAATTACAAAATAGGTTTATAATGTACATTGACGGAATCCCAGCATACTTAATTAAAAAAGTATCTCGACCAAGTATTACATTTGGTGCAGTAGTTCTTGATCATATTAATGTGAAAAGAAAAATTAAAGGTAAAGCAAATTGGGAAAACATTACATGTGATCTTTATGATCCAGTAACACCATCAGGTGCTCAAGCAGTAATGGAATGGGTTCGTTTGTCCCATGAGTCAGTTACAGGTAGAGATGGTTATTCTGATTTTTATAAAAAAGATATTAGAATTAATGCATTAGGACCTGTAGGTGATATAGTTGAAGAATGGATTTTAAAAGGTGCTTATGTACAAAATGCTAACTTTGGTGACATGGATTGGGCATCAGATTCTCCAGCAAACATTAACTTAACAATAGTAATGGATTACGCCATCCTAAATTACTAAAAATATACTTCTCTCCCGAAGTTGCGAGGCTGGACGTCATTTTATGACGTCCTTTCTTTTTTTTATATATGTATATCTGAACAAGTTTTAATAAAAAAGTTATGGAACAACAATTCCCAACCGAAATGGTTACCCTACCTTCTAAAGGTTTATTATACCCAGAAGGAAGTCCTTTAAAAAAAGGCGAAATCGAAATGAAATATATGACTGCTCGTGAAGAAGACATCTTAACGAACCAAAATCTAATTGAAAATGGCACAGTCATAGACAAATTACTACAATCACTTATAGTTACTCCTATTAATTATGAAGATTTATTAATAGGTGATAAAAATGCGGTATTAGTAGCCGCTCGTATTTTGGGGTACGGTAAAGATTATGAATTTGAATATAATGGGGAAAAAATAGAAGTTGATTTAACTACTATAAATGATAAACCATTAGATGAATCTATAATTAAAGAAAATAAAAATGAATTTACATTTACTTTACCTAAATCTGAAGTAGGGGTTACCTTTAAATTCTTATCTCATAAAGATGAAAAGGCCATTGATAGTGAAATCAAAGGACTAAGAAAAATTAACAAAAATTCATCTACAGAAATTTCTACAAGATTAAAACACTTAATCACTTCAATTAATGGTGATTATGAAAAATCAACAATTAGGGAATTTATAGACACTAAATTATTAGCTATTGATTCTAGAGCATTAAGAAATCACATAACTGACATACAACCAGACACAGATTTAAATTTCGAACATGAAGATAGAAATGGTAATATAATTAAATTACCTATACCTATCGGAGTTAGCTTTTTTTGGCCTGACGCCCGGCTATAGATCTAATCTATTTTCCCAATTGCATGATCTAGTGTACCATGGTGGTGGTGGATTTATACACTCAGAAGTTTACAACATGCCTATTTGGATGAGAAGGTTTCATATTCAAAAAATTAATGAACATAATAAAAAACAACAAGAAGAGATAGAAAAACAACAAGGTAAGTCAAATGTGGGTGATGGTAAAGTAAAAGGGCCCAATATAACCCCCTCTTCAACTTATAATTTTTAAATTAAAGACATCGTATGATGTCTTTTCTTTTTTCATATTTATTATAGAATAATACTATATTATGGCTAAAAAAGACAAAGATTCAAACCCACAAGATAATTTAAATATTTCTAAAGAAGAGTATAAATTTGCCCAAGAAAGGGTAAATGCTCTTAAAGAAGAATTAGGCCTTAAAAGTAAAATAAATGAAGAAGGGAAAACCCAATTAGATTTAACTAGAAAAGTAGCATCCCAAGCATTAGATTTTTTATCAAAACAACAACAAGGTCTTGCTTCTACTAAATCCCTCCAAAACGATTATAATAAAGCTAAACAACTTCAGAGTAAATTAGACATCTCTATAGAAAAAACAGGGGGTAAAACTAGTAAAATAGTAAAAGATTCTAAAAATATACAAGATGAAATTGTAAAAAGTAAGTTTAAAGAATTAGAATTAGCTGAAAAAATAGACAACTCCTTAGGCCTTGCAGGTAAATCTGTGAGTGTAATGAATAAATTATTAGGTGGTACTTTAGGAGATACTAGTTCAATATTAGATAATGCGAGGAATCAATTAGCATCCCAAACTGGTTCTATTAATAAAATGAAAGGTTTTGGTCTTGTTGTAAAAGGAGTAGGTAAAAGCATAATGGGTAATTTGAATGACCCCCTAACTTACTTAATGGCAATGCTTGAAAACAGCACAGCTATAACAAAATTTCAAAATGACTTAGGGATAGGTTATTCCTCAGCTGTAGGAATAAGGGAAGAAATGACGGACATAGCTAATTCTAGTGGTGATGTCTTTATTACTTCTAAAAAAATTGGAGAAGCTTTCTCTACTATGAATCAGGAATTAGGCTTTATAGTAGACAACTCAGGTCAGACTCTTGAAACCATGGTTAATTTAGAAAAACGATTAGGCTTAGCAGCAGGTGAAGCAGCTAAACTTACTATGTTATTTAAATTACAAGGTGACAACACAGAAGAACAAGCAGCAAATTTAGCAGACTCATTAACCACCCAAATTAAATCAGGAAATGTAGCATTATCAGCTAAACAAATATTTAATGAAATAGCTAAAACAACAGCAATTATTCAAGTTTCATTAGGTGGTACTGCTGAAGAAATAGGTTCTGCTATCATATCAGCTAAACAATTAGGTGCTGAATTATCAGACATAGATGGCATAGCAGGAAGCATATTAAATTTTGAATCTTCTATTTCTAGTGAATTAAATGCAGAATTACTTACAGGAAAACAATTAAATTTAGAAAGAGCGAGATTACTTGCTTTAAATAATGATTTAGCAGGAGTAGCAGATGAAGTAACAGCACAAGGAATTGATTATAATTTTATGACTACTGCTAATAGATTAGAACAAGAAGCGATAGCTGAAGCTTTAGGATTAAGTAGAGATAGATTAGCATCAATTGTACAACAACAAGAATTTCAAGGCAAATCATCTAAAGAAATTAGGGATACAATGGGGGAATCAGCATATGAAAATTTTAAAGCTTTGGGAGCCCAAGAAAAATTCACAGCAAGTGTTGAAAAACTAAAAGGCTTATTCAGTGATATAATGGTTGTTGTAACACCTTTTATAGATGGTTTAGCTTTTGCCGCAGATATAGTAGGAGGATTATTGGGAATGTTTGGTCGACTTGCACCTATAGTAGGGGCAGTTGCAGCTTATGGTATTTTTAGTTCGTTTGCTACTGTACCAATGGGGTTAGGAATACCATTAGCCATAGCAGCAATAGGAGCCATGAAAAATCTTGTAACTTCTATGGATGATGGTGTAATAGGCCCTGGTGGGGGAATGGTAGTTAGTAGCCCCAAAGGATCAATCCAATTAAACAAAGATGATTCAATAATAGCAGGAACCAACTTAGGTGGTGGTAGTGGTGGAGGAGAAAAATTCGACTACAACAAAATGGCTAGCGCAATGTCTCAAGTTCAAATTAACACTTCAGTTAGACACGATTCATTTAGCTCTAAAAACCAATCAGCCAATCATGGTTCTTATCAAAGTGATGCAAGACATCAAACGAGGTTCGCTTAACTTTATATTTATAACTAAAACACAATATTATGTCATTATTAAATAGAAAAAGTAACTTAGATTTAGTAGGTCAATTTGCAAAACCTGAAATACAAGATTCATTGACTTTCCAAGTTTTAAGTCCAGATGGAGTACAACAAGATGAAATGGTAGGACATTTTAATAACATAGCTCCTAGTATGTTTGCTTTAGGACCTGAACCCTCAATTCAACCTAATCAGATAGACACACTTCATGAAAGAAATTTAGAAAGTGTCTACACAAGTCAAACAAACCCATTAGCAAAATATGGAGCAGGACAACCAGGAGGTACTTGGCCCTCATTATTTCCATCAAATTTAGACATTTCAGGTAATCCAGCAGGAAATGATATTCTTTCACAATATATAGATAATCTACCCAAATAATGGCATTAAAAGATCTTCAGTCAGATTTAAAAAATTTAGATTTTGGTAAAGGTACTGCTTTTGACAGACCTAACCAAGACTTTAGTAACCAACCTTTTGTAACATCAGAAAAAATCAATACTAATATTGTTGATTCTTTTACAGATGGATTAATTAGAGGGGGTATAGTTACTGCAACTGCAAGGTCTATTAAAGATGTAGAAAGAATAACTAAGTTTTTAATAACACCTCAAGGTTTAGGTTTTTTAACTAAACAAGTAGGATTACAATTATCGAATCCTATAATTAGAACAAAGGCTAAAGCTGAAAGTGAAGAAGGTGATAATGTTTTTGATAAAATAGGAGATTTTATTTCAGATTTAGAAGGATCTAAATCAGATCAAAGGATTTATAATTTAGGGGCAAATACTTTAGCATCAATAGCAGGGTCAGCCGCTGGTATTCGTTTTAAAAGAGAAGGCTTAACACCTTTATCAGATCCCTCTAAATTTGAAGGTTATACTAGTGATATAGAATTAACTAAAGAAAATACATCTAATAATAGATTAATAGGATTATTAAATAACCATATAATAAATGTAGATCCTACAAATAATACTTTATTTGAATATAATGGGGGACCAGATTCAGTATATGGTTTAGGTCAAACTACTATTAATAAATATGTAAACACATCTATACAATCTCAATTTCAAATCCCTTCATCTCCTGATGGAGTTACTGACAGCCAATTAGAAGAATTAGATGCATTAGCTAATAGAACAGACCCAGGTTTAATGGGAGATTCAGCTGAAGGTGTAGTTTCTGAAGAAGATCAAGTAGAAAATCCTTTAGATAAATTATCAAAATTATTACCCCCTAGAAATATAGGAGGAAAATACCTAACATTATCTCATGACCCTCTTAATACTAAAAAACAAAAATCTAAATACACCAAAGGTATAACTTCTTACCATGTAAGTTATAACGGAGAATCAGATGCTGTTAATTTAAAAGAAATCCAAAAAGACCAATCAGCATATACTGGAAATGATGATTTTATTCCTTTTAGATTTGAAGCAGTTAACACAGATAATCCTTTAAAGTCAGATTATATTGTATTTAAAGCATTTTTAGATAGCTTTAATGACAACTATAATGCAAGTCATAATTCTTTTAACTATAATGGTAG